GATGTTTTGGGATTCTGACCGATGACAGCTAGGAAGCCGCGCGGCCTGAAGGTGCTAGCTGGCACGATTCAGCCCTGCCGCGACAAGCCTGAGCCAGAATATCCCACCGTCAATGGTGACATCGGCCCGCCCGATTGGTTGGACGGTGTCGACGCTCTGAACGAGTGGAACAACATCGTCGGCATACTACAGCCCGCCCGAGTATTGAGTGTGGGCGACCTGACTATGCTGGGGCACTTGTGCAACGCGCATGGCCGAGTCGTGAAGTTGTGGAGGCGTGGTTTGTCACCGACCGCCGCCGATTTAACGCAGCTCCGGCTGATGCTTACTGAGTTCGGATTGACCCCAGCGAGCCGCGCGAAGGCCGGAACACTAGGCCAGCCCGCGTCTGCGAACCCGTTCGAGGCGTTGAAGTCTGGATGACCTACGCCGAACGCGCCGAACAGTACGCCCATGATGTCGACAAGGGTCGCGTAGCCGCCTGCCTTTTGGTCAAGCAATCGTGCCGCCGCCACCTAAAAGACCTGAAAGCGTCCACCACAAAGCGCAAGCCCGTTGGCAAGAACGGCGGGGCGCTTGTCAGCTTCTTCAACCCAAGTGGGACGAGTGGCATGAATCGCGGGTGGGTGGTCGACGAGTCGGTTGATGACGTGACCCTGGCTTTCACAAAGGGCGGGCCGCCTGCCATACAAATATCTTGGGATCATGTGGAGTTCGGCCTTGCCTACCGCTTCGACGCCGCCACCGCCAACAAGGTCTGCGCGTTCGTGGAGCTGATGCCCCACATTAAAGGGAAGTGGGCGCGGCTTGGTGAGAAGATCCGGCTTGAGGATTGGCAGTGCTTCATGATCTGCGTGCCGTTCGGGTGGCTTCAGAAGTCGGACGGTTTGCGTAGGTATCGGAAAGTGTACGTTGAGGTGCCGCGCAAGAACGCGAAGTCAACAATTACCGCTGCGCTCGGTAACTACATGATGGCTGCGGACGGCGAACATGGTGCCGAAGTCTACTCTGGCGCGGGCTCAGAGAAGCAAGCGTGGGAGGTTTTTGGTCCAGCGAAGTTGATGGCGAGAGGCACACCCGACTTCACCTCGGCCTACGGCGTGGACGTGAACGCTAAGAACCTGAGTATTCTCGGCACTGCGTCGAAGTTCGAGGCGATCATCGGCAAGCCCGGAGATGGTGCGTCGCCTTCGTTCTCAATCACGGACGAGTACCACGAGCATTCGACCGACGAGCAGCTTGACACAATGACGACCGGCATGGGCGCGCGTGAGCAACCGATGGCCTGGGTTATAACGACTGCTGGCTCTAATACTGCGGGTCCGTGCTACGCGCTGCGCTCGGAACTGGTTGACGTGCTTGAGGGCAAGGTGCAGAACGATCAATTCTTCGGCATCGTCTACACGGTCGACGAGGGCGACAAGTGGGACGATCCGAAAGTCTTGCTCAAGGCGAACCCGAATGCGGGCGTCTCGGTGTTCGTTGAGTATCTAGAGAATCAGCAACGCGACGCGATCACGGAACCTCGCAAGCAGTCGGCCTTCAAGACGAAGCACCTTAACGTCTGGGTTGGTGCAGCGTCGCCGTTCTTCAACGCCGAACAGTGGAGTCGGTTGGGTGACACGACGCTGATGATGCACGACTTCGTGGGCGAGCCGTGCTACGTCGGGCTAGACCTTGCGAGCAAGCTCGACCTCGCTGCGGACGTTCGGGTCTTTGAACGCGAAGTCGAGGGGGAGCAGCATTACTATGTTTTTCTATTGGCTTACTGCCCAGAGGAGCGGACGCACGCACCGGAGCGCAGGAGTTATTCGGAGTGGGCGTCGCGCGGTCACCTCATCACAACGCCCGGCAATGTTACCGACTACGACTATATTGAGCGAACGCTGATCGCGGACTCAGAGAGGTACCGCATCGTCGACCTTGGATTCGACCCGTGGCACGGCACTCAACTTGCGACGCACTTAGCGGACGCGGGCATTGAGTGCGTTGAGGTGCCGCAGACAGCGCGCAATCTTTCGGACCCAATGAAGTGGATTCAAGCCCTGATCGTTGATGGCCGCATCCACCACGACGGAAATCCTGTGTTGGCGTGGGCGATCGGCAATGTCACTGCTCAGGTCGACCGTAACGACAATGTGTTCCCGCGCAAGGAAACAACCGAAAAGAAGATCGACCCAGCGGTTGCGCTTATTATTGCGATGAGCCGAGCCGTGAATTCTGAGGGGTTGGCCACGTCCATTTATGAGAGCCGTGGGGTGATGGTGTTATGAGTAGCGACGTATTGTTGATTGTGGGCGCGTGCTTACTTGTTGTCGGTGTTGCGTGGCTGTCGATGCCCGTCGGCTTGATTGCTGGCGGGGTAATCCTCATGTTGTTCGGAGCCGTCATCGGCCTACCGAAACAAGGAAAGGCTAGATTATGACACTCGTGTCGCGGATCATGGAGTACCGGGCAAGCCCAGAGAATCCTAGCACTAGCCTATCCAATCCCGATTCGTGGCTCTACGACGCGCTTGGCGCGAACAAAACGAATTCAGGCACGCGCATCACCGAAGCGACTGCGCTCAACCTGTCCGCAGTGTGGGCAGCCGTTCGCGTCCTCACTGACACGGTAGCCTCAATTCCGATACACGTTTACCGGCACGCGGAAGGCGGCGGCAAGAGGCGCGAGCCAAGCAACCCAGTCTACCGTTTGCTTCACGACCGTCCGAACCCAGAGATGAGCGCCTTCACGTTCAAAGAGGTGTTGCAAGGCCACCTTGCGTTGTGGGGCAACGCCTACGCAGAGAAGGAGCGGAATGGCCGGGGTGACGTTGTGGCGCTTTGGCCCATAACTCCGAGTCGGGTAACCCCTCGTTGGGTGGAGACGGGCGGCGGCGTCAAGAAGGTCTTCGAGGTGCAAGTCGGCGACGATACTAAGTACCTCGGCACCGACACCGTTATGCACATACCGGGCTTCGGCTACGACGGGCTTGTAGGGTACAGCCCGATTAGAATGGCCCGCGAATCGCTCGGGCTGACCAAGGCAGCGGAGGATGTTGGTGCGCTGTTGTTTGGTCAGGGCCTAAGAGCGGGCGGCGTTTTGTCACACCCGCGCGCGCTCAACGACATAGCGCGCGAGAATCTTAAGCGGTCAATTGACTCATCGAATGGCGGGCTCGAAAACTTCCACCGCGTAATGCTTCTTGAAGAAGGGTTGACGTGGACGCAAACGAGTATCCCACCCGAGGACGCACAATTCCTCGAAACGCGCAAATTCCAGACGGTCGAGGTGGCACGGTGGTTCAAGGTGCCGCCCCACAAGATCGGCGACCTTGAGCGTGCGACGTTCTCGAACATCGAACATCAGAGCATCGAATTCGCTACCGACACAGCTCGGCCTTGGTTTATTAGGTGGGAACAGGTGCTGAATTGGGAGCTGTTCAACGACAGTGATCGCGGCGAAGTATTCGCCGAGTTCAACATGGACGGCCTTCTGCGTGGAGACACCGCGAGCCGTGGCGCGTTTTATACGTCTATGTTTAATGTTGGCGCGATCAGCCAAAACGAGATCCGCGAGAAGGAGAACGCCAACCCAATTGAAGGCGGGGATCGCTACTATATCCAAGGGGCTCTTGTCCCGTCCGACAAGGTTGACGCGGTGATCGACGCCCGCCAGACGCCGAAAGCCCTGCCAGCGCCTAGTGACATTGGCCGGATGCGCCCAGTCCTATTGGACGCAGCGGAGAGGGTGGTGCGCAGGGAGATTGATTCTCTGCGCGCTGCGATCAAGCGCGGCGACGTGGAGACGTGGGCTGACGGCTTTTATTACGAAGACCAAGCAGGTTTCGCGGCCAAGCGGTTCTTGCCCGCGTGCCTAGCGGTGAACGCGGCCAATGGGGTGCAGTTGGCTGGATCGTTCGGTGCAGATTGGGCGTCAAGGAGTTTGGCTGAGATTCGACGCGCTGTGAAGGCTGGGGACGATTTGGACGCGCTCGCGCGTGCATGGGAGGTCGGGCGTGCAGAGGAATGGGTGCGCTCTGTTGTCAATTCAAAGGAGGGAACTGATGAAGTTTGAACGCCGGGCCTACCCAGTAGAAGTGCGGGTAGCCAAAGACGAGGACGGCACGCGCCGGATTGTGGGTCACGCGGCCCTATTTGATAGCCTATCGGAAGACCTGGGTGGGTTTCGGGAAAAGATCGCACCGGGCGCGTTCGCTGACGCGGTTGGAGACGACGTGCGTGCGCTGTGGAATCATGACCCGAACCATGTACTCGGCAGAACGCGCTCGGGTACATTGAGGTTGTCGGAAGACGAACACGGGCTGGCGATCGAAGTTGACCCACCTGACACGCAGATGGCTCGCGACCTTGTGGTGTTGATGGAGCGCGGCGACGTGTCGCAGATGTCTTTCGGGTTCCGCACAATTGAGGACTCATGGGAGAAAGTCGCCGGCCAGAATGTGCGCACGTTAAAGCGTGTGTCGTTGTTCGACGTGTCTCCTGTCACTTTTCCGGCCTACCCAGATACCGACGTTGCAGTGCGTTCGCTGCGCAAGTGGGAAGTAGTTTTGGAGGTATCGCACGAAGCTCGCACGAAACTTCTTGACCTAGCCGTAGTGGCGGGGTAAGTTCAGGGAGGTAAAAGAAGTACGCGTCCCACGCGCTCGCTGGACTGGTGCCAGCCTGACGGGTAGGGCGTTCGGTAGTTGATGGCCTGACGGGTTCAGAGCCGCGCTACCCGGACACCGTTTATCCAACTTAACGGTGCCGGTAGCGCGGTTTTTGTTAACCGTCACGCCGGCACCAAAGCCACTGGAGGCTTTGAAATGTCAGGACTGGTCACAGCAAAGGACCTACGCGCGAAGCGCGCACGGCTCCACACAGAAGGCACGGGCATCTTGGAGGACGCGGTCGGTCGCGACTTGACCGCCGAAGAGCGCCAGAACTACGACCGCATCTATGCGGACATCGACGCTATCAAGTCTGATATCGACCGGGTCGAGCGTCACGAATCCGAAGAGCGTGAGCTGTCCGCTAGCAAGGGCCAGGAGACTCGCGAAGTGCGTCCAGTCGAGGGCGCAGAGGAAGACCGCGCCGCCGACTTCACCCGCAAGCACAATCAGGCGTTTGACTCATATCTACGTTTCGGCGTCGAGGGCATGGACGCCGAGCAGCGCAAGATCCTGCAAAGCACCTACCAGCGCGACGAGAGCCGTGCCGCGCAGACCGTTACCACTACGGGTGGTGGCTACATGATTCCCCAGGGGTTCAGTGGGCAGCTTGAAGCGTCGATGCTCGCTTACGGCGGCATGGAGACTGTTGGTGATGTGTTCACGACCGAGACGGGCAATACGCTTCCGTGGCCGACCGTGAACGACACCGCTGTTAGCGGGCGTCTACTCGCTATCAACACCACCGTCACTAACACCGCCGTGACCTACGGGGTCGTCAATTTCGCCGCTTACAAATTCTCGTCGGACTCCGTGCTGGTGCCAGTGGAACTCGCGCAGGATGCGGCGTTCGACCTGAACGCACACCTCGCCGACGTTCTTGCGACCCGTCTGGCTCGGGTCCATAACACCTACCAGACGACCGGCACGGGCTCGGCCCAGCCCGGCGGTGTCATCACGGGTGCGTCGTCCGGTGTGACGGCTGCAAGCGCGACCGCCGTGACCTACAACGAGTTGCTCGACCTCGAACACAGCGTTGACCCAGCCTATCGCAACAGTGCGGTGGGCACTGGCTTCTTGTTCAACGACCTGACGTTCAAGAACATCCGCAAGCTGGTCGACGGAGACGGTAGGCCGCTCTGGGCACCGGGAATTATCGGTGGCGCGCCGGACACGATCAGCGGGTGGAACTACACGATCAATCAAGACATGGCCGCGATGACGACTGGCCTAAAGCCAATCGCTTTTGGTGCCATGAAGAAGTTTAAGATCCGCAAAGTCAAGGGCTTTACGCTCCTGCGCCTCGTGGAGCGGTATGCCGACGATCATCAGATCGGCTACCTCGCTTTCACTCGGATGGATTCAAAGGTGTTGGATGCTGGCACTGATCCGATCAAATACATCACAATGGCTTAATGTCTTGGCCGGGCGCTTGGGGTGGGTAGAGCCCCACCCCAGGCGCTCTCTTTTTGTACTTACGAGAGAGGTGTTTCGATATGGCAACGTGCCGAGTCGTGAAAGGTGGCTGGTCGTGGTGTGGCGACGCGCAGCAAGTGGGCGCGGTGATTTCAGGCGTATCGTCTGAATGGGTCGCAAATCGCGTGTCTGATGGTCTAGTTGAGTCTGTTAGTGGCGACATAGAAGAGGCATCCCTAAAGCAGCCCGAAACCGCAACCAAGCGGCGTCGGGGCAATTCGTAACGTGCGACCCTGGGCTGATTTGGCGCGGACGGTGGACGCTACGGCGCTCCTCGTGTCGGTCGCGGACGCCAAGACCCACTTGCGGGTGACGGCGACGGATGACGACGCAGACATCCTTTTGCTTGTGAAGGTCGCCCGCGTCGCAGTAGAGGATCGCACAAGCCGTGCGACGCTCAACCAGACGTGGGTGATGAAGTTGGACAAGTTCCCGATCGAGAGTGGAGAGATTCGGCTACCGCGCCCGCCGCTTGCTAGCGTCACGAGCGTTGCATATGTGGACGGTGACGGCGCGTCGCAAACATTCAACTCGACCAAGTATGTAGTCAGCACGGGCGACGTACCGGGCCGGATTCGTCTTGCGCACGGTGAGTTCTGGCCGGGGACTCGTTCGCAGCCCGAGGCGGTCACCGTCACCTACGTTGCGGGCTACGGAGCGGCGTCGACAGATGTGCCGCCGCCGATCGTTCACGCGGCGAAGTTGATAATTGGCGATTTGTACGAAGTGCGCGAGGGGTCAATTTTAGGCACGATTCAAAAAGACAACCCAGCAGTCGACGCCCTGTTGTTGCCGTACACTCTGAGAATGTTCTAATGCGCGCGGGCAACCTAGATCGCCAGCTCGCGCTTCAGACGTTCACACTGGATTCGTCGGGCGATCCAACCTCGGGAACGTGGAGTACTTCAAGCACCGTCTGGGCCGAGCGCATGGACCCGCGCGGCACGGAACGCTCTGCGGGTGGCATGGTTCGCGCCGCAGAAGCTACGCAGGCGTACCGAATCCGTTACCACGCTACCGTCACGCCCGAGTGGCGCGCAAAGGACGGCGTCGAGGTTTGGAACATTGTAGCGACGCTGCCAGAGGGCCGCGATCAATCGACCGTTCTGCTTGTCCGCAGGCTTGACCCAGATGAGGTGGGTTAGCATATGGCCGACGCAGCCGCCGCCGTCCGCACGCGCCTGACTGTTTACGCAGGGACTACGGCGCTTATCGGCACGCGAGCTTTTTTTGGCTTTCTTCCACAGAATCCAACTCTTCCGGCTTCAGTTGTCCAGCAGATCAGTGGTCCGCGAGAACACGCTATGGGCTCAGACGTGGACAAGTTTGCGGCTCGTGTACAAGTCAAGGCACACGCGACGACACGCGCGGGAGCCAAGGCACTAGCAGAGCAGCAACGCGCTGCCCTACAGCGTTACACGGGCACCTCGGCGGGCACGGTTGTAGGCGACTCGTTCTTGATTGATGAAGACGACGAGGCCGAGCCAGAAGTCGGTATTTGGACCGTGCGCCAAGACTTCCGTGTGTGGGTGACTGAATAATGGCTACGATGAAGAAGCGGCAAGTAGCGCATCTAGAGGGCGCAGACGACCTCATTCGCGCGCTCAAGCGTATGACGCAAGACTTGCAGGGCGTACACCTTCGCGCCGCTACCGAGTCGGGTGCAGACGTGGTGGTAACCGTTGCGAGCCAGTTAGCCCCCAGCTCCGTGCGTGGATCGCGCGGTAACGCGGCAGGCCATCTGTCGCGCAACATTACCAAAGAAACGCAATGGACGCGGACACAGGACACGGCAGACGTACACGTCGGCATGACTAAGGACGCCTATTATGGGCGATTCCAAGAGCTAGGTACGGTCTACGAACCTGCCCAGCCATTCCTTCGGCCCGCGCTAGACACAACAAAGAACGACGTAATTGACGAAATCGCGGAACACCTACGGGCGCGAATCTTTAGCAAGCTGGGGTAGTATGAGGAAAATCAGATTTCTAGGTGGGGCCACCAACTCGCACGGGCGTTTCGTCGCCGGTGATCTGTTTATTGGGAAGGAGCGTGACGTCAAGCCGCTGGTCGATTGCGGCGTAGCGGAATGGGCAGACACAGCCCCACCGGAGCTGAAGCCACAACGCAAGTCGAAGCCACCAAAGAAAAGCGAAGGGGAATAGACTATGGCAACCCAGGTACTAACTAACGCGAAAATCTACACGGGTGAATACGACCTGTCGGGCGATCATAACGCCGTATCACTTAATTATGCAGCCGAACTGCTCGACGACACAGTGTTCGGTGATGACACCCGTTCGCGCAAGGGTGGGCTTAAACTCGTCACCCTAAGCGGCGAAGGGTTGTGGTCGGGTGGCTCGGACCAAGCCGACGACGCACTGTTCGCCAAGATTGCGGTGGCCGACGTGCCGATGACGATTGTGCCGGGCGGTGAGACACTAGCCAACGCCTGCTATTTGTTCCGCGCGAATCAAGGCAGCTACGAAATCGGCGCGGAGATTGGGGAGCTTCTCAGGTTCTCCGTGTCGGCTGAAGGTTCGGGTGGCGTCGGCGCTGTCCGTGGCGAGCTGCTGCACGTTGGTTCGGAGACGGCGACTGGTAGCAAGGCCGCGAAGGTGCAACTCGGCGCGGTGTCAGCTACGGAATCGCTATACGCTGCGATCCATGTGCTTACGGTCAGCGGCACTAGCCCGACGCTTGATGTGCTGGTCCGCTCGGACGCAGACGCAGGCGCGGGCGGCGAGAGTACCCGTATCACGTTCACCCAAGCCACCGGCATCACCTCCGAGTGGAAGTCGGTAGCGGGCGCAGTGACGGACCAATACTGGGACGTGAGTTGGACCATCGGCGGGAGTAGCTCGCCAACATTCGAGTTTATTGTTTCGGTTGGAATTCTTTAGGAGGTATACCAATGGCTACCCGAGTAATTAGCGACGCTTTCATTTCGTTTGATGCTGTGGACCTTTCCGACCACGTTCGTTCTGTCACTCTTAACTACAGCGCCGACTTGCTTGACGATACGGCAATGGGCGACACAACCCGCAGCCGTAAGGGTGGGCTTTTTGATTGGTCCGTGTCGGTGGAGTTCTATGCCGACGAAGCGTCGAGCAATGTCATGCAGACGTTCTTCGCAAAGGTTGGCGCTACGACGGCGATTATCCTTCGGCCCGATAACAGCGAAGGCGTATCAGCCACCAACCCCAACTACACTGGCACTGGCATCGTCGGCGGCTTTCCGCTGGTTGCTGGCAGCGTGGGCGAATTGCAGATGACGACCATCGACATTCAGGCCGCAGGCACGCTTACTCGCGCGACTTCATAAAGTGGCGGTCTTTAACAAGGCGGCGTTGCTCAGCCCGCCCGAGCTTAATCGCCGGACGTTTGTTACTACAACGACTGGCGCAGAGGTTCGGATGCGGGAGCTATCGGTCGCCGAAAGGCTCCGTGCGCTAAAGCGGTTTAAGGTCACCGACGAGAGCGACCCGACGCAGACTATGCGATCTGTGTTGGCGCTCGTCGTGATCTCACTCTGTAACGAGGACGACACGCCTATGTTTCTCGACAGCGAAGTCGAGGAAGGCGTAGACGGGCTAGAAAGACACTCAAGCCCAGAGGTTGAGGAGTTGATGTCGTTCTGTCAGCAGATTCAGGGTATCGCGCCTGACTCGGCTGATGTCGCGGTAAAAAACTCCGAAGCGAGCCGGAGCGACACTTCATCCTCAGGCTCGCGAAAGACCTCGGGTTCCCTTCAGGCCGTAGTCTAGCCGAGTGCTTGAGTGGCACCGAGTTGTTGGAATGGAAAGCGTACTATCTGATAGAGGCATCGGACGCCGACCCGGAGATTACCGAATGGGATGACGATGCCTCGACCCAGCGCAAATTAGCGGACACAGCGAACGCCAAAGAGAAAGCACGGAGACGTTAAGCGATGGCATCGAAAACACTTGCAAGCTTGGTCGTGAAGATCGGCGCAGACGTTACGGGTGTGACGGCTGGGCTGAGTACGTTAGACAAGCGCGTCCGTTCAAGTAAGAAACAATTTTCGTCGATCACAGATTCCACACTCCGTTGGCATTCTGCGCTCGGCTTGCTCGCTGGTGCCGCCGGGGTTGGGTACGCGCTCAAGAGGGTGTTCGACCTTGGGGCGGGTATCGAGGAAACGGCGTCGAAGTTTCGCACCGTCTTTGGGCCAGCAGCCCAAGAGACGCAGAAGTTTCTTGACGAGTTCGCTAATAGTGCTGGACTCACCAACGCCGCCGCGCAGGAGATTGTCGCCACCACCGGGGCAATCGCGCAGGGCATGGGCTTTGGGCAGAAGGCGAGCGCGGAGTTCGCCGAGCAGATCACGCGCCTCGCTGGCGACCTGACATCGTTCAACAATGTACCGATTGCGGAAACGTCACGGGCGATCCAGTCCGCGTTAACGGGTGAGCGCGAGAGCCTAAAGCGGCTCGGCATCGTGATCCTTGAAACGGACGTGCAGAAGCGCGCTCTCGCGGATCGGAGTGCGGGGGTCACTGGTGCGCTCACCCAGCAAGAGAAAGCAACCGCTACGCTTGCGCTTATTAGTGAACGCGCGGGTGTGTCCGTAGGTGACTTGGCCCGCACAATGGAATCACCGGCGAACAAGGCGCGCAGAATCGCCGCAGAGTTCGGTGATCTCCGCGACGATATATCGACGGGACTTCTTCCAGCAATGGGCGCGATCCTTGAAGAACTAGAGGGAACATCGGGAGGCTTTGACAAGATTGGCATGGCGGTGAAGGCCAACGCCCCGGTGATTGCGGAGTGGGCGCGCTTCACCTTGGCGGCGCTCAAAACTGTGTCTGCGGCAATTGCGTTCCCAATTGTGCTTGCTTACAACCTTGGCGAAGTGATCGGCAAGAACCTCGTTGCGTCGGTTCAGATAATGACCCTGCACTGGAGGGGCGCGAGCAAGACGCTGAAGTCAATACCCGGCGACTTCGGAGATATGGCGGCGGCGGCGATGAGGGTGGTGGACGGCTTCACCGAGATGAGGGAGAAGGCCGGTGATGCGTTCTCGACGTTCGCGGCAGCGCCCGCCGCATTCGACGCCGTGACCACATCGGTTGAAGCAACCACGACGGCGCTTGAATCAATGGCATCGATGTGGGCTAGGTTGCGGGAGTTCGCCAAGACTCCGCTGACGGGTCCGAACATAAGCGGGCTGGGGTTTGACGGACTAGAGAAACAGGTTGCTAAGTGGAAGGCCGCACAACAGGAGATACGCGAGGGCAACATCACACTGTTCAATAACCTCACGCCCAGCACGGCAGCGCCTACGGGCGCGAACGACCCAGGCACACAGAGCCTACTAGACAAGGGCCGCGAGTTTGTTGGCAGTATTGGCGAGACGTTAGGCGAGGGCATGGACCAGCTATGGGCTAAGATGGGTCCGGCTGGCCTAGCGATTGCCGCGCTGTTCGATATAGTGAAGGGCGCGCTTGAGCCGCTGCGGCCAGTGATTGACGCGCTACGCGAGCCGCTGCGGATTATCGGCACGCTGATCGGGCAGAGCCTCGCGCCCGTGCTTGAACTGTTAGTGCCAATCGTCAACGCTCTTGCCATTGCGTTCACGTTCGGCCAGCAGGCGGTGGGCTACTTGGTCCAGGCGCTCGGCTGGCTGATCGATCACCTTGTTCCTGACTTCATTTCTAAGGTCGGGCAAGGCATTGAGCAGTACGGCAAGGACATGGTGGCAAACTCCAAAGAGGCGCGTCGGGCACTTGGAGCGGCGAACAACGCGACCAACGAGTTCGCCAAGGCGCTCAACAACGCGACCAGCAACGTACCCCAGGCGCTACCGCTCGCGTTCCTACGCCAGCAAGCTGGCATGGCTAACCCTCCCGGCAACTCTAGTGGCACAGGCGGGACGGGCGGCCCAGGCCGGGGCCGTGGGCGCGACGGGGACGATGTTCTAATGTCAACTGGAAACGAGACTTGGAATATCGTAGTAAACGGCGCGCTGAACGCGCAAGAAACTGCGCAAGCCGTGATGGACGAAATCCGCAGAGCCAAGGGCCGGGGACAGTCGATAGAACTTGATCGCCACTACCAGTTGAGGCCCGCGTAAATGCGCACGGATCTGGT